AGTCCAAGCCATCCGAAAGCATCTCCTTCATCTTCGCTTCCTTCTCCTTCAAATAGATTAGGGTAGCCTCTAATAACTTCGGATAAAGTTGAGAAAAAAAAACTGCGTAATTGTAGAAGTTCACCAACGGTAAATCTGCGAAGTCTTTTACCTTTTGCTCATAGTCATCTTCTTTCTTGCGTCCAAAGATATTCACGGTATGTGACAAACACGCTATTATCTCAGGCAGCACCTCAATAGTGTCTTTCTTCATTAACTCCTGCAATTCGATGAAATGGTGAGCCTTCATTTCTTTTGCAGTCTTAACGAGTCTGTATCTCTTGCCTTTGTGCTTAAAGGTGAATTTTAATTTACTTTTTGGTATCTCTTGAAGAAACGTAAGGTCAATGGCTTTTAATTTGTCAAGTGTCCATTGCTCTACTTCTTCGTAGGGCGTTTCAGTCAAAATAGATACAACCCATGCAGTTCTTTCAATAGGGTTGCAGTTCTTGTCTATCTCGTTAATCTCTTGTAGTTTTTTGATTGTTATGTTGTTCCAATTAAGCATAAAAAAATAATCCTTTCTTGTTGTGTTGTTTGCAGTCCCACGCCAACGCCAACGACATTACGCAGTCATCGTGCAGTCCTTGTGGTGCGGTATATTTTACTCCTGTTCGGGAATATTCAAACTCAAAGTTACGCATTTCATCCGCAATATTACCGTCAGGGAATCCTATTTGCCTCTGTTGTACTGCCATCACCAAGCCTTCAATGAGTTGTTGTTTGCTCTGAGATGTAAATTTAAAGCCTATTACTCTTGGGTGCTTACGTTGTAGCTGCTCAACGATTGGATCACCAACACCAGTAGAGTCTAAGTAGGTCGGAGTGTTTCCTATTAAGTTAGAAATCTTTGTCATGGTCTGTGACCAATCCATTTGAAAGCGTTCAAAGTGACATACATTACCTTGTTCATTCAGCCCTATAATAACCGTCCAATCCGTATATTTTGCTAAGTCAATGCCGTAAGCCGTAACTATACCCGATTGGGTAGGAATTATACAGTTTTCTATATTATCGTACCCGAAAGGGTTTGAATTGTCATCAGCAGGTTCTGCAAGGTACAACTCCTTGAAAACGTAGTCAGGTAGATCACGCTTTGCCTGTTCTATTTCTTCAACGTCTAATATTCCCTCTTTGGCTGCATCGTAAGCGGTAATTTTAAAATACTCTAAGTTCGGTTCGCCTCCTTTGGCTTTCTCGCCTAACTTGTAAAACCAATTCTTTTTACCTTTGACGTTACCGATTAGTTTGCACTTCCCTTTAGTTGCAGTCAACGTAGAACGTAAAGCAAACCAACTTTCTTCTCTTGCTCTTGATGCCTCGTCAAATACTGCTGCGAAAACGTCATCACCGTATAAGTTGTCGGGTTTCTCTGCTGACTTAAACTCTATCCGTGAGCCTATCGGAGTAGTGAGTACAAGTTTAGATTCATTGCTTTGGAAGAAGTCACGAGAGTTTACCTGTGCTTTCATTCGCCTAAATGCAATCTCCGCTTGTTGGTAAACAGGAGCAACCCACCACACAGCTTGGTTTTCTTTTAATGCCAAACTCTGTTCAAACAACCAAATAATATGAGACGCAGTTTTACCTGTCTTAGTAGATGCTGCCGTAATTGTGTAACGTGCAGGAGAATCTAAGATGGCTTTCTGATAACTCGTTAAAAATGGTCGCTTGTAGTTTATTTGCATACTTTCTGTAACAAATCTATTCTCTTTTTGTTAATCTCATTAATGTTGTGATGCTCGTTGCAGTAGTTGTAGTTTATCAATCCTACCTCTTTACTTTTCCCACTTTCTATCAGTTGAGTTAACGGTGTAGTCCAATCGTTGTTTTGCACAAAGAATACGCCTAAGTTACTTTTGTGGTTAGTGTATGGCTCAACACTTGAAACTAAAATAGGTCGTTTGTATGCAGCAGCCTCAACTATCTTCAACTCTGACTTGTATCGATTAAATGTCTGAGCCGTCAAAGGTGCTAAACAGATATCTATCTCAGAATAAATCTCAGCGTATTTATCAGGTGTTGTGCCTACTCTTGTTTCAAACCATGTCGGTCTGTTCTTTTGACTCTCTCCTGTAATGGCTTTCTCCATCTCTGCCCACATTCTACTATTCTCGTGGTGTCCACCCATTATAAAGCGATAGCCGTACTTCTCACAGATAGGTCTGATTTGATTTGTAAGCAACTTAATGTCCTCAACGTGACTTATTCCACCTACCCAACCGATAGTCGGTGTATGGTCTTTATTTACGTTCCATTGACTCTGTGTAAAGTCTACTGCGTTTTCAGCAATCGTAATGTTGTCGCCTTTGTAAAACTCCTTTATCTTTTCAGCAAGTTGTGGAGTGGTTACCTGTACGCCATCGGCATAAGTTAAAGCGTTCTTAACCCCATCTTTAATGTAGGCTCTGTAAAACTTGTACGCTGGGTTGTACTTCGGAAGTACCCAGTAGTCATCAAGATCAACGATGTAAGGCACTTTGTATTTTGCAAGTAGCGGTAGAATATTGTACTGATACCTTCCTAACCAACGATTGAATATAACACAATCGTATTGCTGATAGTCAAGGTTTACCCAATCTGCATTATTCAAGCTGACATCTACGGTAATGTCGTGGTCTTGTTGTAAACGAAGATAGGGAGTGTACAATCTATGAAAGGACACTCCATTTGCTCCGTCAAGTAGACAAATTACTCTCATTAAAAGGGTGCTTCTACTTTTGGTTTAGGCACACTAACCGAGTGAGTCGCTTTGCTCTTCTCGTTCTGTGCTTTTAGTTTTTGTACACGCACACGTACATCACCGTATTTGTTTACTTCTAACTTTCCGCTTTTAATTGCTTCGTTTAGTTTCTCGATGTTGATGCTGACGTTTAAGCCGTAGTCATCTGACCAGGCACTACCTAAGTAAGTTGTTTCCATTTCTTTTAAAATATTCGTTTATAATTGTATCAAGTGCTATTCCTATCTGCGTTGGGTTCGGCATTTCTATGTCTTCGCCTCTTCTCCAATCGTTGTAGTAGATTAGTAGAATGATTGCTTCTTTTTCGGTCATGCCTTTTTTTTATTAACCTGCTCAAAGAAATCTAATTCGTCATTCAAACGCTTTAAAAAGTTTTCTTCACCGTCATCCCCTGACAATAACCAATCTATTCGATGGGCGTATATCTGTGCTTCTCGTAGAATGTTAACCGCTTCTTTAAATCTCTTTATTACTACTCTTGGGTATTTGTGATGATTTTTGTCTTCAGGATTTCTCTCAAGCCATTCTTCATCTATCCAAGATTGCTCTTTAAGTTCTTCTTTAGTTTTTGGTTTGCCGTTCTTTTCAATAAGTTGTTCTATTTTGTCGGCAATATATCCAATCTTATATTGGTCGTAATCAAAGTGTCCTCCGCTCATATTAGTCTAAGTTTAATGTTACGTTTATTACTTTCGCTTCTACTGTTGCTTCTACTGATTCTTTTGGTTTGCCGTACACTCTCGATAGAAGCGTGTCCATTGAATAGAGTGAGCCTTTCTCATAGCTCTTTATTATAGCTTTTGCAACGGTTTTCTCAAGCATGGTTGCCTCATCGTTTTTAAGCACGTCTTTGATTTGCTTTTCGTCCATTGACATAATGACCTGAATAGAATCGTTAACCTGAGAAAGTGAGTAGCCATTCTCTTTCATTAAGGTAGTAAACTTTTTAGGTCTGCCGTTAGGGTTATTTGTCTCTCCTTTTTCGGGTACTTTTAAAGTCCCTCCGTTTCTGCCTTGAATCTCTTTCATTACTTTGTACTTACTTTGTAATTACAGACTTATTCCCTTTTCAAAAAGCATCTGTCTTAGTTGCTCCCTTGTGTCTTCAAGTAGGGCATATTCGTTCTCTTGAAGTTCGCTATACTTGATTTTCTGACGTAGAAACTCATCGATTTCGCATAGCACACAAAAGTAGTCAAATCCTTTGTTAGCGAAGTTATATTGTTCCTGGTCTTCAGGTAGTTCAAATTCTATTGTTGCTTTCATTTTCTTTCGTTCATTTTAACTTGATGTACTACTTTCAGCATTACTTTGTGTTCTTTCTTATCTCCTAATTCCATATGGCACTTTCTGCATAGTGCTTGTAGGTTTTCTATTGTATCTTTTGTTTTGCTGCCGCCCATTCCTCTTGCTTCGATGTGATGAATATCATTAGCCGTTTGTCCGCACATCTCACAAGGTATCCAACTGCTTTGATCGTAACCGAAATATTCTAAATATATTTTAGTGTGCTTTTTCATTTAAAAAAATATCAAAGAGTAAATCTGTTGGTACTTGTGACATTCCTTTGCTTTCTGAACACCAATAGTAAATGAAGTCGTGTTCATCGCAGCAAGTCCAATGATTCTCCGCAATCCACTCAGCGAATTTAATTTCAAACAACATCTTTCTTAAATAATAAACTCCACTTCGTAGGCTTTGACATTTCCAGCAGTAAAGTGAATCCGCATTGCTCAAATAAATGCACCCAATGTGCTACAGGCTTTATGTTGATGTGTCCCCATTCTTTGTCAAAATTAGAATAGTGAGGAGTTGAACTGAAGTGAAAGTAATTACATTTTAGGTTTGCTAAGAATGGTTTGAGTTTGTCATCTTCAATATGCTCCATTACTTCGATGCACGAAACAAAGTCTGCCTTGATTTTCTTTGTTGTAAAATCACAGATATGATATTCATCAGCTACGTTTCTTTCGTGGGCGTATTCGTAGTGATGTTCATTTAGGTCGTAGTAAATAGTCTTGATGCCTTTCTTCTTCATCGCTAAACAATAAGCACCTACTCCCCCACCTAAATCTGTGTGTGTTTTAATATCTAACAGAGTTGTGATTTCATTTACAACATCGTCATACATATTTACGAATGATGGGTTATCCAAATGGATGCCGTTTCGCATCTCGTAGTCAAAGCATTGCTGATTATTCCAAGTTCCGCCGAATGAGTTCATATTCTCTTAGTAGTTGTTTTGTTGTTTTTGTTTCTTTTCCGTTGCTCCAATAACTAACACCTCTCACGATGTCATAAAGAACATAAGAGTTGTGTGCTAAGTATTCAGCGAATTTAACTTGTTCTTCTCTTTCTTTTTGGTTTTTGCTCATCATCTGCAATAGTAGCTGCTTGTATTTCTTGTTGTGCTTCTGCTCTTACAATTAACGAATAAAGACTCTCGACAAAACAATTAGAGCACGTCGGCATTGGTCTACCCATCTCCCTAAAGTAGATGTCTCTGACTTTTACTGAGTCCTCTGGTGATAACCTCATAAAACCACTATGCTTCCATTTAGTGAAGTGTGGTTGAATCTCGGTAATGATGTAGTTTATTTCTTCTTGTGTCATGATTTTTTAAATTATAAGCAACTTTTAAAATGTGTATAAATGTAAATTGGATAATCGTAAATTTATTTGGTAATCGTTCATAGTTTTTCAAATACTGATTTATAATACTCTTCAGCACTATGCAACATCATTGCATTAAATTCTTGAGCATTAAAATGTGTTTCAATAATTTCTTGCTTATAAATATTTTTATAATGTTCTAATAAGTAACCTATTTCTTTATCATCTGCTTTTAAAAAGCCTTTTTCATAAAGTGCATTAGCAAAAAGTTCTATACTGCTTTTATTCATAGATATTTATTTATTATCGTTGAACTTGCTGCTGATAAAAATGCTAAGGGTATGCCCTCGATGGAATGAAACCAAAATAGGGTTATCCAAAACGATAGACACAACTCACATCCTAAAGGCTTTTTGAATCTGTAGCCAAACTCACGCACCCAAATTATGCTCATCGATGCTATCCCCATAATTTGCAACAAGTCTTTCATTTATTTCTTTTTTGATTGTGTTAATTACTCTGAGTATTTCCTGCCTTGAAATATCGGTTGCTCTGCTAATACTTCTTGCTGATCGTGGTTTGATTTCAAGTTTCGTATCACCTTCGCAGTACAATGTCCAAATCTTTTGCTCATACCATTCTTTAGAACTTACAATGTCGTCAATAGTGCTATATAGTGCCTCTTTGTACATTGAGTCGTTCTCTTCTATTATTTCAACTCCTTCTGTGTCATATAGTCCTATTGGTTTGACAAAATTCTTTGAGAAGTTAGTGTATTTGCCATAATACTGATTTAAACAGATGCGAATTACAAAGCCTTCCCAATATCCGCTTTTGTACTTTTCTTCTATCCATTCGTCGGTCTTTTCGCATAGAATTACAAATAGTTCTTGGTATAAGTCGCTTGAAAGTTCACCTGCAATCTTTATGCAGAACTCACGCAGCCAGGTAGACTGCGTTAGCTCCGATATTATTTGTGGCTTTTTGATTTAACAAATTTCTTTTTAATTTGACCAAAGTTATCAATATTGTTTCCACACTACTCTTGTTGTAAGTGATTCGTCAACTGATACCAACTCCCATCCTAGCTTTGTGTACTTTCTCCAATAGTAGATGACTTCCTCTTCATCATTAAGACAAATATGGAGATATTCTCGTGACCTCCTCAAGGTAATTGTCAGGAATCGCATTTAGTCTTGATTTAATTCTGTTGTGCATTGCCGTTTCAAACTTCATATTGATGTCTAAATAGTCTCCTATCATATCTCTACCGTGAATTACTGTGCTATGGTCACGGTTTAAATATAGACCGATTTTCTTTAGAGACTGATTTAGCTCTCTGTATGCAAAATAACAGAACATGGCTCTTGCAATTACATACTCACGCTTTCTTGATCGAGAGAAAAAGTCTTTAGGTATGACGTTGGACTCCTGACAAACTATTCTCAGAAGTTCATCAAAGTTCTTGTCTACCTTTTTTGTTTTCTGCTCAGGCTTTAAAATCATTTGTCTTAGTTCTTGGATTTCTCTCTTAGCACTTTCAAGTTTGTTCTCGTAGGTGTTTTTTAAACGAGTGTGTGCTGCTTTTAATTTGATGTATTCGTATTCGTAGTTCATAGTATTTCTTTATATCGTGTGTAACGCCCTTCAAATGACATTGGCACTACTCCACATTGACCGTGTCTGTTCTTTGCAATAATTAATTCAGCGTCCATTTCAATCTCAGGTCTTGTGTCCTCGTAGTAACTTGGTCTAAATGGAAATAGAATAACGTCTGCGTCCTGCTCT